CGGGGGGGGGGCCGGGAAGGATTAACCCTCCGACTCGGCTTGGCTTTCGCCTACCCACACCAGGTTCCTAAAAACCCAGTGAAAGGTGTCCGAGATCGGGGGCTTCATGCCTTCCGATTGACAGATACTCTACGCTGGCTCTTAGGGGCCTCGAGGTTACCGGGGTCCGAGAGGGTCCGCACGAAAGTGCGGGCTCTTCGGGGACTCCTGCAACCTCGAAAACCCTTTCGAGGCAGAGCAAAGCCGAGGAAGGAGAAGGTGGCCCGTAAGGGTCCATCCTTCTCCTCCCTCTTGTTCTGTCTTGGAGACGAAGCCTCCCTCGTGTTCCCGAACCGGATTCCGGCCGAGTTCGAGTCGTTCTGGTCCGCCCTTTGGGCAAACTGGACTGCACTCGGACTCGACCGGGATAACCGGCACAAGTTCACGGGGAGGGTCCTGCATACCGCGCGGTGGCTCGTCCGAACCTACTTCGGCCGTGGCGCCGGAAGTGTCGCAGAATCCCTAAAGGGACTCTCGCTTCACTTCCGGCGACAGGCTTTGTTAGTTCCAGACGGGCTTACAAAATTTGCACGCAGGACTGTCGGCAATGCACCCCGGCGCGGCTTCGCGTATCGAAAGTGGTGTGGTCAAGCTTCGCACTTAGGTCGGGCCTTACCTGTTAAGGGTAAGGCCTTTCTTCGTGCGGCACTTGACAAACACCGCTCTCGACTCGCGGACTCATCAGACCCGGGAGCACCGGATGATCTGAGGTCTTGGGCGAAGAGGTGGGCGGAAGCCCACCAACCGAACCTGACCTTCAGACCTCCGGCGTTCACCGGGTCTGCTGAGCTCTTCCACTCACGCAAGGTAGGCGGCCGTTTGGCCGCGTACCACGCAAGAGTAGAAGAAGTCGCGCCGGGGGTGCAGTGGGAGGAGGAGCCGCGCAGCGGGCTGGCTGTGCGCCCGTCGTCGGTCCCAGCCGTTCCGGAGGAATTACTTTGGGATTATGCGAATCCTGCTGCCTATCGGCAACAGGGTGAACGTAACCCGAGTAATCCTCCAGAATGGGTGGAAATCGACAACTGGCGCAAAGCCGTCCTCGACACGGCAGTGATTAGCGATTCCCTTTCGGGCGTCGCTAAACACTACCGTGACGGGGACGTGCCCGTTGTGCGGAGCTCCGTGGTTGCCGAGCGAGGATGGAAGGACCGGGTGGTTACGGTCGCTCCATTCTCGCTCTTGGCCGCGGGGGATGTCTTACGAAAGACGGCCTTTTCCGCTTTGCGGAAATGGCAACCTGTGCGTGACATCCTCCGCGGCGACAAACACGAAGCACTCGTATCTCTCTTCAAGGATGGGCCGCTCCCGGGATCAGGTTGGTGGGTTTCCACCGACCTGGATTCCGCGACCGACTTCGCATTCCAAAGCGGAGCACAAGCAATTTGGCTTGGACTCTGCGATGGATGGAAAGTCAGTCCGGACTTCCGGGATTGCGGTCTAGCCCTTTTAGGGAGACACGAGCTCCTCCTCCCAGCAGAGGTGGGACGCCTGGCAGAACTTGCACCCGACGGCTTTGTCCGCTCCCGCGACCTAGGCAGGGTTGGGACGCCAGTGACACGGGGTATCCTTATGGGGAACCCCTTGTCCTGGTTGATCCTAACCTTGTCACAGGGTTACGCGGCGGACAGAGCCTGGGTGAGCAAATGCCCCTCAGTACCTCGCTCGGTCAGGCTTCGAACCTACCGGGTCTGCGGAGATGATCTCGCAGCCTGGTGGCCGAAGCCTGTCCTTGCGGAGTACGAGAGGCGGATGCGCACCCTCGGGTACAAGTTCAGTGGACCCAAGCATTACGTGTCAAAAGTTGGCGGGGTCTTCACGGAGGTACTCTTTCTGAGTACCAACAAGAAGACCCTTGCACATGCATTACACGAAAAGCGTTGGGTCCAAAGGCCGCCACAGAATTTTTCTGAGGCAGCCACAGCCAGGCGTGGCCGCGAGGGCGCCACCTGGGTAATTGAGCAACGTCGGACGGCTAGATTCAGTCAATATGGACCACGGTTCTTACGAACCGTCCCATTGAAACTGTTTCTACCGTCCAACGGTGAGCAATTACCCAGGTGGTCCATTGTCGGGCCCGGTTGTGCCGAGCTTGCAAAACATAGTGATCGTGAGGTGGTTTACCACCTCGGATCATCTGCATTCCGCAAGCTCGGCCCCATCCTGCGCCGCTCGGGGATCCCGCCTGAAGCACCTAGGTGCTTCGGCGGCGGGAATCTCCCTTGGTGCAGGACTAACAACCGGGCGGCGAGGCCGTTCCGGAAGGTGGCTGCAGCTCTGGCTTGCGGGGCGGGAGGAACTGATACCTCAGTTCTCTCACGCCCCTGGTCAGTATTTGCAGCCTCCGACTGGTTCGGCCTCGCTTCGACAATGGTCGAGGAGGTCGGGAAGGGGGCAGACTATCAGAGTTCCAACCTAGGTTGGTACCCTAAAGACTGCCTCCCTCCCGGCACGGAGTCGGAAGCCGAGCCGCTTTCAGTTTACAAAACTAGGTCCATTTTGGACTATGCACTGTTACTGAAGGCGCAACTCGGCCCCGACCCCGACTCCTCGGGCCCTCGCGGCCCCAAGTTGCAATCCCTGCTGCGTACGGTTGCTTCTAGAGTTGCAGATCTCCGCGGAGAGGCCTTTTGGGCCAATCCCGCGAAGAACTGGACGAAATTGGAAGCAGCATTGTACCGCCGCAGGGACAGCTTCTTGGTCCCACCTTGCAGTCGACACTTCGTCGGTAGTGAGAGAACCGCCCTCGCTGGCATACAGCATCCCGCCGGAAGGCGGGCTGCTTATGCTTCGCTCGGGTGGAACTCTCTCTACAAGGGTTGAGGATCTCGGCTTTCGTCGAGACCCGGGGCTAACCACGCC